ACCGCCGCCCGATGAAGGACAAGGAGAACACCGAGTACGCCATTGCCGGGGACGGCGAACGCAAACACGGGCTCGGCACCGTGCCGTTGGTGCCGTTCCTGTTCGAGCCGACTTCCCCCATGACCGGGCTCCCCGCCACGGACGATGTGCTGTCCCTGATCCTGCGCATCTACAGGCGGGACTCGGAACTCGACAAGATGCTGTTCGACCGGGCCGTCCCTCTGCTCAATGTGGGCGGCGTAAGCCAAGAGCATTGGGACACGTTCGTGGTTGCCAGTTCCAACGCCCTCATGAGTACGGAACCGGGCGGCATCACCGCGCAGTACGTGGAGCCGTCGGGTACCGCGTTTCAGGCGCAGGCCGAAGCCCTTGCCCGCGACGAGGCCAGCGTGCGGGAAATCGCCCTTCGTATGGTCCGTCCACAGTCCGCCGTGGGAGAGTCCGCCGAGTCCAAGGCCATCGACAAAACACAGCTCGACACGCAGCTTGCCAGCTTCGCCCGGCGCAGCGGCAGCGCGGAAGCCCTCTGCTGGAAGCTCGCCGCCCGGTGGCTTGGAGCTAAGGAGGACGGGATCGAGGCGAAATACAACGAGTCGTATGATGTGGGCGAGGTTGAAATGGGAATTGAAAAGAAATAGCAATTACTATATAATTTTTACATAGTAAAATTTATAAATATCCGATATAGGGGGAACATATGGAGACTACTACAATTTCAACGGTAAGTCTGATCACTCAAGGAAAACACAAATTCTACTCTTTCACTATGGAAAGTGATATACTAGCTAAAGTCTGCTTTGTAATTTCACGAGATGAAGATCCTACTACAGGTTTTCAAAGAAATTTAGATGAAAGAAGAGCTCGTGAAATTGCAGATTATATTGACAATGGATTAGGTACAATACCTTCTTCAATTGTTCTTTCTGCACAAAAAGAAGCAGAACTAGAATACTCTTCAAAAAATAAAAGTATAAAATTTAATATTACCAATAAGTCATTTTTAATTATAGACGGCCAACATCGTGTTTTTGGTTTTAAATTTGCGAAATCAAGATTAAGAGTACCTGTTGTTGTTTATGACGGATTAGATATTCAAGATGAAGCAAGATTATTTATAGATATAAACTCAAAGCAAAAAGGTGTTCCTTCTGAATTACTTCTTGATATTAAAAAACTTGCAGATAGAGAAACAAATATTGAAGCTCTTTTTAGAGAAGTATACGATACTTTTCATGGTTCTAAAAATAGTGTTTTATACAACAGACTATCTCCCACTAAAAGTGCAAAAGGTAAAATATCAAGAAAAACATTTAATATGGCTTTGAATTCAATTTATTCAGTATTAGAATCAAAAACTGCAAATGAAATATACATGATTTTGAATAATTATTTATTTTCTTTTTCACATTTAATATTATCAGAAGCCTCATCAGAAGATTATATAACAAATGCTACAGTATTTAGAGCTACTGTATCTTTTATGCAACCAGTTGCCATGCGTGTAAAAGATAAATTTGGTCCTGAATATACCATAGATAACTTTGAACGGGTAATTGAAGAATTTAAAACAAGAATAAAATTAAATAGAATAAAGTCTGCTGGTAATTCTTATCAAAATCTATTAAAGCACTTTAATGATGCACTTGAAGGTGGATTTTCTCTATGAGCTCATTAATGCCAATTACAGAGTTGGCATTTTTAGATATTCTAAATACGAATTTTACAAAAGGAGGACTATCTTCCTGGTTAGATAAAAACAATACTTTTCTTTTAAGATATAATACTACCCAAAAATCATTTGAAATAAGTCACTTTGATAAAAGTGAATTATTATATGCCATAGCTTACGATTGTAATAGGTTTGCGATGGCTGCCGTTGAAAGTTTAGAGTATTTCAATACTAAAACAATACTGGAGCAGGGCATTCCTTGGTCAATAATAAGAGTTTACTACTCTACATATTTTGCAGCTCATGCAATTATCCGTATATTTGGAAGATCAAGTACATATATAAATCAAAAGCAAGTAAGAAAATTAAAGGATCGTAATCTAGACAATCAACATTTTAATATACAAAAAGGGACTTGTTCATTTTCTTTTACAGAAAACAATATAAGCATTGCACATTATGACAATAGTCATAAAGCACTATGGAACGATTTTCATAGCACACTAGTCTATATAAAACAAAATATTGAAAAAATGACAGCTAGTTCATCTATAAAATTAAAAATAATGGAAGAAATAGAAAATATTCAAAAGGCAATAGGTAATGGAGATATAACATATAGTTCATGGTTGTCAGATTTTAGAAATGCTGTAAATTATCAACATTCACATGAGGTATGGTATCCGACAAGGTTAAAAAATAGATTTGAATTTATATATCCAAAAATAAAATACATTAAAAATACAAATTGTACTTTTTATAATACTAACGATAACGTAATTCAATTTTTCAAAAATTCATTAATTGTATTGCGTTTTTTTCTTTTATTATTTGAAGATTTAAAAATAAAAAATAATACTATAGGCAAATTATTTAAGCATGGTTATTATAAATTTTTTTTAGAAAATTGTACTTAATTATATGGCGTCAAACATTAGAACGGAAAGTCTCGGTAGCATTGACTACCGAGACTTTCCTATCGTACGATTGTACTCTGCCTTAGTACAATTATAGTAATGAAATTGAAGTACGATCAAGCCTTTTTTCTTCAATCGTCCAATATGTTCCTGTCATGCCATCCTGGGCACAGGCACGACCTCACGCGGGCTCACAAGCTCCCATGCGAAACCATACATCTCGTCATCGTAATCCTCGCAGCACACCGCAACAAGATCTTCCCGCGTCATGGGGCGGCATCCCACCACATCCACAATGCCGAGGGCCACGCCTACGGGCAGACGTTTCCCGTTGCCGACCAAATGACGCGATAGGTATACTTTTCCATAGCTACTGAAGGGAAGCCTGTACAGCCCGATGCGGGATGATCCGCATGAACTCCTGCCCCTTTTCCCTTTTCAGAAGGCAGGCTTCATACTGCGCCTGCAAGTTGATCCACATCTCCATGTCAGTCCCGAAATACCGGGCCAGACGCATGGCTGTATCCGTACTGACGCCGCGCTTTTCGTGCAGGATTTCATGAATCCGTGTGGCGGGGATGCCGAGGGCGATGGCAAGGGCATTCGCGCTCAAGCCGAGCGGGGCCATATATTCTTCGCGGAGAATTTCTCCGGGATGGATAGCAGCGCACATGTCTATCCTTCTCAAACCGCCTGCACGGACTGCTTCAGGCTGTCCACGATAAACTGATTGATACTCTTTCCCGAAGCAGAGGCGGCAATAGCGACAGACTGGTACGTCTCGGGATCGAGCCGCAAGGCAAAGCGTCCTGCCTGCTTCTTGGGGGCGATCCCCTTTTCCGCACAGACCTCCAGAAAGACTTCCAGCGAGATTTTACCTTCGCGCTTCAGCCCTTCCAAATCGGCGG